AGACTTCAACTCTAGGTCTACTTCAGGAATTCCAATATCAGTAGCTGGTTCAGATGGTGTTCCATCTTCAAAATCTCCTCTATTTTCAGCAGCAGGTGCTTTTGAAAATTGAATTGTTAATGGGTCACCAGCACCTGCAGTAATATCAGTTACTTTAACGAAAAATTCAAAGTTAGCACCATTCACTTTAGAATGTGCTGGGTAGAATGTATCAGCACCTGCGAAATCAGATGAAGAAACGTAAAAGCTTCTTACACCATCAAAATCAGGATTACTTAATACACTTGTTGCAACAGAAATCTTAGCGATTTCACCTGCAGCTACAGAAGCTGAAAGACTTGAATCAAATCCTACTTCAGCCCAAGATGCAGTTGCGAATGTTTGCTCACCAGTTGTAGCAGCGTCAGTTATATCATTTACAGTATATCCGAATCTACCTTCACCGTATAAACCATTTACAGCTGAATCAGTTGAACCTAAATCTGCACCAGTACCACCAAAAAGTGATTTTCCGTTGAAGCCAGGGTTTCCTGCTTGAGCTGTACCATATTTAAAATCTAGATAAAAGATTAGTCCAGATGGTAAGTTCATTGGTTGTACACTAACGAATTCTTTCGATGCAATTTCACCGAAGATACGTCTTACTAGAGGAAGGGCTACACCACTCCACTCTTCACTACCTGCACTTGTTCCAGTTGCAGTAGCTTCATCAAGCAATTGTTTTGCTTGGTTTTCTAACAATACAGATACCTGTGATTGTTCTCTTTCTTTTAAACCTTCTAGAAGTCCAGTTTGTTCCCATTTTCCTTTAAGTTCTCTAGTTTCAGCTAGCATCACTTGTTGTGGGTTCTTTCCTTCCATAAGTTTAGATAAATCAAAATTTGCCATTTTTATTTTTCTCCTTTATGAGTTTGTTAATTAATATTTGCAAGTTTTTTGAATCTATCAGCCATCGTATTAGTTGATTCAGTAATTACTTCTTTAGAAGGAGCAGTACTAGCAACTGGTTTAGATGCGAATGATTCATTAATCTTACTTGATTTTACTTTTTTTGCAGTTCCATTAAACTTAAATGATTCAGCTAATGTGCTAAATACAAGTTTAACTTCCCTTACGTTACCTGTTCTGTCTAATGTCTCAACAACTTTCATTTTTTGGTCATTGTTTAAGTCATAAGCTCTAAACAGCTTGTTTGTGTAAAGAAGTTTTGCGTTAAGCAAGTTTACTTCGTTAATCGTAGATTTAAGTTCCTTGATAGTATCCATTGCTTCTGTAAGCTCTGATTTTACTTCTTCAAGTTCGTTAGTTTCTTCTACAACTTCTTCAGAAACTTCATCTTCAGATTCGTCTTCGTCTTCGCCGTATCCCATTTCTCTTAGGATTTCAGATAAGTCGATTTCTTCATCTAAATCTTCTTCTTCTTCTTCAGATTCTTCACCTTCTTCTTCAGCGATTTCGTCTACTTCTTCTTCAGAAGCTTCTTCTTCTTCGCTTTCGTTGTGGTGTTCATCTTCGTGAGATTCGATTTCATCAGATGCGATGTCAGCAACTTCACCTTCTTCTTCATCATCAAGTTCTTCTTCAAGTTCTCTAATGATAGCTTCTAGGTCAAGTTCATCTTCTTCTCCCTCTTCAGATTCCATAGTTTCTTCTACTTCTTCTTCAGATTCTTCTTCAGATACTTCTTCTTTTTCTTCATCTTCTTCCTCAGTTTCAGTTACAGTTAATGATAATGATTCATCAACTTCTTTTTCTTCTTCGGATTCAGATACTTCAGATTCAGATACTTCAGTACCTTCTTCTTCGTTTACTTCTTCTGCTTTCTCTGAGATTTCCTCACCTTCAGTTACTTCTTCTTCAGTTACAGTTTCTTCTGTTACTTCTTCAGTTGCTTCTTCTACGGTATCAGTTGTCTCAACTACGTTTTCTTCTTCTAAATCAGCTTCTTCTTCTTCGCCTTCCATTTCGGCTTGAAGTTTCTGTGATAAAATAGATTGTAAACGTGGTGTGAAAGCTTCTTCTAAAGCTATCTTAGCATTAGCAATTGCAGTTTCTCTAACAGCTTTTGCATCAGCGATAGCTTCTTTTAACAAATTTGAGTTTGCCATAATAAGTTACCTTTCGTTTATGTTTTGTGAAAATATTAAGGGATTTTCAATGTAATTTAATAAAAAATCGGTTTTTTGGTGACCCTACATAAGATTCGTGGGTATTCATTAACCAATAAGTAAACCCACATATAGGTGGGTTATTAGTATATAAATATGTAATATTTTAAGAAAACGATAATAATCTATATTTTTCTATATATTTTTTTAATTCTTCAGATAATATTCTATGTCCAGATTCAGATGGATGTACATCATAAAATAGTGATTTATCATTTTTTAGTTTTAAAATAGAATGTAATGAGTGATTTTCTAAATCTTTATTCATAAAACGCAATGAATCTATTTCGTTCCAAATTTCTGGTTCTGAACTTCCTTGGTAATATACCGTATCTACATCATCGGTTCTTAAGTAATATTCTTCATCAAATAAATTAATATATTTTGAATCATACCATTCTAAAATATTTGGAGAATAATTAGTATGATAGAAACCTTGAACAATTAAGTAAGGTATCTTGTAAAGTTTACAAAAGTTTTGGAAAGATATAATTTGAGTTATATATCTTCTTAAATTATCTATATCTGATTGTATGAACCTTGAGTATATATCAGAAAATTTATTAAAATTAAAATCTTGATAATCATGTTCCCAATTTGGCCAGATGGTTTTGTAGTTACTAACATCATCTGTCTCATTTTTGTAATGAAAATCTATTCTATCAAATGATGATAACTGAACGAGTATGAAAACATCTTTCGTTAGTTTAGAATTTTTTATATAGTATTTGTACAAATAGTTGTACAAGGTTCTAAATATCCTATCGTTTGATGCAGCAGGGAATGCTAGATTTTTTGGTGAATTTAAATTTAAACTTTTTGATAAAAGTGTTGGAAATATATGAGATTCTCTATATTCAGTATTACTTAAATCCCACTCATCTATATTTGGGTTTAAATTGGGATTAATTATTTCACTTCCAAACGTCCAACTATCACCAGTTACAATAAAATCTTTCAAGGTTTTTATTTTTGCATTCGTAAACCATAACTTTCTACGATTTTATCTGTTTTATCAGTATTGGTATTTTTCTTAGCTTGAGGTTGTGGTTTTTTCTTTTTAGTATAAAATCTAAGAGTAGTATCTCCATCATCGATTTTCCCAAGAATAGTTTCTTTTTGCTGTTCTCTAATAGCTTGTTGTTTTTGTTTTCTACGAACTGTTGTGGGTTTTGTGTAGTATCGTCTTTCTCTAAGTTCTAAAAGATGTGCACTATCGTTAACTTTTCTTTTTAACTTTTTTAGTGCTCTATTGATATCTCCTTTGATAACCTTAACACCTACTATTGATTTCTTTTTACTCATTCTCCTTTATTTAAATGTAACATTGTTTTATATAAGTATATATACTTAAAATTTTAAGAACCTTTACCAGTTCCACTTTTTTTACCACTTCGTTTAGTGTGAGTAGAAACGTTTATAGGTTTCTTACCTTGTCCTGCAGATTGAGAACCTCCACGATTGGATTTGTTTTGTGCTGCTCTTTTTCTACGAGTTGCAGATTCTTTTTCTTTCTTACTCATGGTTTTAGCTTTAGCTGCAGGAACACATTTAGCATATCCTTTCTTTTTACCACTTGTACCACATGGGGGATGTTTACCACTCTTATCCTTCTTACCAATATTCACCCACTTTTTCTTGAACCAATTTCTCAAATCTTCATTTGTGGTTTCTTCGAATATCTCATCTATGATATCTTGGAGTTTCATATTAGAGTTTTGCTTGATATAGTGCTTCTTGTTTATCAGCTGGAGTTTTGTATTTCTTGGGGTTTAATTTCAAATCTTTAAGAGATTTATCTAACCATTTTTCAAATACCCCTCTACCATACTTTCTTTCAATCTTATCAAGTATATCGTAGAATGCAGTTTCAGATTTTGCTTTCTTTCTAAAAGCAATCACTTCTTTTTTACTTTCACCAAAAAGTTTGATTGTAAGTTTTTCATTTGGATTACCTGGTCTACCAGCCAATGCCGATGCGAAGTTGATTCTACCTTGTAGGTTTGCTTTCTTAAGAGCTTTGAATAATTTCTTATCGTTTATTCTATTCTTATCAATAAAATCTTGTACTGCTGAACCACGAGTACCAGTTAGTGCTGCAATACCCATTGCTAACTTACCAGCTTCGTTTAATGATTCATCAATTGCTTTTGGATATTTAGTTTTCTTTGCTAATTGTAAAAGTTTTTGGATATCTGATGATTTATTTCTATTGAACTTATCAGCATTCTTTTTATCTTTGAATATTGCAGATACTTTTTTACCATTATCATCAATCATAATGATTATACCTTTTTTACCAAAGTGTCTTTCATCAGATACAGATATTCCTTCGTTTACTGATTCGTTTGTTAGTTTGTATCCTTGTTTTGCAAGTGTTCCAACGAAATCACTTAAATCTTTTTTGTTCTTGAAGATTTTTATATCAAAGAAATCACTACCATCTTTGTGTTTCTTTTTTCCATCGTGGTAAGAGATTGTGTATTTTGCTTTACCAATACCATCTTGTCTTTTGAATCGTTTCTTTCCTTCGTTCTTCTTATCTTTTTCTTCGTATCCATTTGCGAATGCTGCTTTTCTTTGAGCATCTGATTTGAATCCTTCAATAGCGTATTTTGCTTCTTTAGTATCCCATTCTTTTTTAGACATGGTACCAACAGATTCTATATCTCTTTTAGATAAGATTTTATCAGTATTCTTTTTTAAGAACATATTTGCTGCTCTTTGTGATTTAAATATTTTAAGTAATTTCTTACCTTTACGAGTGTCTATAAATGATACGAATTCCATATTTTCTCCTAACACTTTTTCCAAGTTCCACCTTTACCCTTGTAGTTCTTAGCTGCCCAACCATTAGCGTAGGCAGAAGGATAAACATCAAATTTCTTTTTTGCTGCTGCTTTAGATGCAGACCATTTACCAGCATCAGTAGGACAATTTTTCTCCATTAGAGTTTCAACCTTTTGTCCGAATTCGTAAAGAGCTCTTTCTTGTTCGTTTAATTCGTTTTCTTCTTTGATATGAGTTACAATGTTACCACTCTCAGTTCTTTTAGAGATTGTTACTGCTTGTTCTTCTATTGATTTATCACCACCACATCCACAGCCACATCCACAACCACCATCTTTAGATTCTGATATACCTAATCTATCTTTCATCTGGTCCTCTGTGATTTCTCCTATCTTGTAGTATCTTGAAAGGATATGTCCCATATCTTCATATAATCCACCCATTCTCTCATCAAGTGATTTAGCTTCAAGAGCAACTTTATCGAATTGTTTACCCAACTTATCCAATTCACTCATGTTTCTCTTAACTGTGTGTTTATCGAACCAATCATCACCTTCTCTAATAGCAAGTGTTCTAGCTGCTTCTGTTATACCACCAAGTGTTTCAGCTACCTTTACGATATCTGATTTTCTATCCATAGATTCTTGGTATTTGTTGTAAGTAGAAACAATTTCTAAGAAGTGTTTTTTTACTTCATTAGAAAGAGGTCTTTGTTCGTTTTCTTTAAGTAGTTGGGTTAATTTCATTTTGTTCTCCTTTTATATTCCTCTATCTATTTTTGATTTTGGTGCCTTATCTTTTACAATCATTCCTTTACCACCATCCTTCTCAACAGATTTTAAAAACTTTTCAGCATCTCTAACATCTTTATACCATGCAGAAGCAGGTCCTATGTTCATATTCTTCAAATCTTTTTTGATTTTGAACATCACTACAAATCCTTCTGGTATTAAGTTTTTTAATTTCATGTTAGAATAATTTCTTTAGTTCTTTAGTTTTACCATATACATCAGCGAAGTACCACTTCTTATCTTTTATATTGTATAAATATACAAATTCTGCTCCAGCTTCAACTCCAGCATCGTTAATATATGATTTAATATCTTTAGAATCACCTTTCAATGGTTTACCAGTTTTATAATATTCAATTTCTTTATCATCAAAGATTCCTCTTGCTCCACCCATCTTGATTAGTTTAAGAACATCTTTATCACTTTTCATGTGATGTTTTAAACCTGGTTTCATATTTGATGGATAACCATCAAAGTGAACATATGCAGAAATAATCTTACCATTTCTACCAATCACACCAACTTGAGAACGAGTTCCTTCGTTGATTACAACTGATTCTGGTATCATATCTGCGATAGATGTTGTTGATTCATTAGTATCATCAATGATTCCTTGTATCTTAGCTGCTAAGTTTTTACTACCATTCATTTTCAAATCAAATGCAAGTGCATCTAATGCAGAAACACCATCCCAACCAGATTCACCAGTTGCAGCGTGTGCTAAATCATCAGTACCTTCAGCAGAATCATAGAATGTAGAAGAATATACACTAGTTTTTTGCCACTCTTCATATTCATCTGACATGATATCTGGCATCTTAGGGTCTTTTCTTGGGTCATTCGCCCATTCTGGCTTATCTTCTAATACTGCTATTAGTTTTCTTGCTTCAGAATGAAAGTTTGCATCAGTTAGTGCTTCAACAGCTGCTTTACTCATTCTACTCTCGTATTCTTCTTTACCTAATTTTTTTGGAGTAATACCTAAACTTTGTGCTTTCTTACGAACTACTTTGTTTACTTCAGGGTTACCTGCTCTACCACCAGTTGAATCTTTTGGTCTACCACTATCCTTCTTAGGTTCTTCTTTATCTTTGTTAAAGATGTTTACTTTAGGAACGTCTTTCTTGTCGGTAGGAGAATCACCCCCCTTCGCCGACTTACTATCTTGTTTATCATGAGTACCTGCTTTGATTGCCGAATCTCTTGCATCCTTGGTTTTGAATACAGAAACTTCACCACTATCTTTATTGATTGCAGTAAATGATTCTTCCTTAAGTAAATTCTTTAAACTAATCATAGTATTATCCCTTTAATCCACCAGTAGATGGTTCAGTTTTTAAACCATCAAGAGGCGAATCACTTATATTACCACTAGCTTCTTTTTTAGGAGCATATGTTGGTTTATTCAAAGACTGAGGTTTAATTCTATGTCCTGAAGGTTCTGTTTTTAATTCAGCCTTAAGTGGTGAATTTGAGCTTGGATTTTTTAGTGCCATAATTATTGTTCCTTTGTTTCAGTTTTGTGAGTATAGAGGTCTAACTTTCCATCTTCGGTAAGTTTTACATCATAATTCGTTTTACGTATATCATTATAACCTTTATAGGGAGTAGTACCAACTTCTTTGGTAACAGTTCCTACTTTAATTTTATTTTTGGACATATAGTCCTGAATTGAAAAACCCATATTATTTTAATTTAATTCTGTTATTATTTCTCTCATTAAATCTTGTGATTTACACCATTCGTTACAAACTTCTGTTTGTTTACTAAGTTGTTTATTCACAGATTCGTTCATTGGTGTCATAAATGCACCATGTGTTGATGGATTAGAAACGAAATCCCATCCAATCAATTCAAAATCTTCACCTACTTTAACTTTTCCATTATCTGCACCTCTTAGTGGTTCTACTGAACCCATTCCTCTTGATGAGATACCTAAAAGGATTCCTGCTTTAAGTAGTTCTTTTAAGATGTTACCACTTGGGGTTGGTAGTATCTCAACTGTTCCTACTAAATCATCGTTATCCCAATGTATCTCTCTTACGTTATGAGATACGTTCTTTAGATTGATTACAGAAGAATCTGGATGGTCTAATTCACCAAGAGCACGTCTTTCTTTTATAAGTGTTTCGTACTTCTTAGCTTCTCTTTCCAAAATCTCTCTCGGATAGACTCTACCATTTTGGTTTTCTGCACCAGCACGTTGTAAAATACCTTTAACAATAGTTCTTCCACTATCATCTTCGTTAACTTTACCTTCGAACAATCTTGTTTCTATTAATAAATTTGCCATTATGCTCCCCAACTTTTACGTTTTTTAAATAAATCAAAGAAAATTGCTGATACCTCTTGTCGAATTAAATTACGAATCTCTTTTTCATCAGACTCTGTAATTTCTTCGTTGATTTTATCCAATTTTACATTTTGGATTTCTTCATCGATGATATTATACAATTCTCTTTTAGTCATTTATTTTTTTTCTTTTTTCTTTTTATCTTCAATCGCTTTTTTAAGTGCTGGTGGAAGTTCACCTTCACCTAATGATTCTTTTTTCTCTCCTCTACCTTTCCAAGTAGCATCGATTTTATTAAAGAATGCCTTTTTTTCTTCATCAGACATGTTAGGAATTGATTTTCCAGCTTTTTCTAATGATTTTTTAAAGAATGCTTGGTATTCGTTTTCTTCAACCATCACTTCTTTAACGATTTCTTTTAATCTAGATTTTGATATTTTCATTTTTCGATTTCCTGTATTGTTTTTGCAATATTAATAAGTCTTTCCTTTATCTTATAAATATGTTTGTTTGTTCTTTTCCAATACTGATTGGAATCCAACTCATTCATTGTTTTAATCTTATTATACCAATTAAAAAACTTTTCAGTTTCTCTAAGTTGATATTTAAGTTCTTTCAATCCCATAGCCATTTTCTTATGAGCATGCATTGATTCATCGTTTTTTAATTCTAACCAACGATTTACTGGTCTTTTTACTTTGGCTTCGTTTATTGATTCCATAAAGATAGTACCAGTATGAACTGTACCTGTATGTTTCTTTAATACTTTATCAATCTTATGAATTTCTCTATCATCACCATCACCAAATGGATGGTCACCACCTAATTCTATTTGTAATTTTCCTTTAGTAACAGGATGTTTACTGATATAAACTTTAATTCTTCTATTAATCTTTTTTATATCGTTTTGTATTTTTGATAATTGTTTAGGAGTAACTTCATCTTTGGCTTCGTTGATTGAATCTTCATCCATCTTACCAACTATCTTCATACCAAATTGAGTTGAAATCTTTTTTTTACGTTTTTTATCTTTAGCACCACCATCAGAAAATGCACCAGGAGTTTGATATCCAGCTACATTACCTGTTGCAGTTGCCTCATCTAATTCTTTTTCAATTTCTTGAATAAGTTCGTCTATTGTAGATTTAAGATGTTGGTCCATTGACATTTTTTATCTCCTTTATGAGTTCATAAGATAACATCAATGCTGAAACTTGTTCATCTGTAATTTTTTTACCAAGTTTTTGTTTCTTCAATACATTAATGGTTTCTCGTAATTTGATTTTAGTAATTTTATCTTTCATACCTTTATACATTGTATGTAATTCAGTAATTGTTTTTACTAAGTGTTTTTCAAAATACTCACCAAACTTAGAAGTGTTGGTAATATTATTAATATATTCTCTAAGAAGCCCTTTTTGAGAAGCATCTAATGAAGTATATTTTTTATTAAAGGTTTCTACAAGAATTTTGTAAGTGAGTAATCTTAAATCTTTTTCTTGTTTTTTGTAATCTTCAACTAACTTATCTTCTTTTTGTTTAAGAGTAGGAGTTGAAGTAGAAATGTGTTCTATTATTGTAATCTTAGAATCAAATGCCTCTTGTACTTCAAGAATGTCATTCTTTTTACCTTCAAATAATTTATGTACTGATGCTAAAATCTTGTAATTAGTAACTGGTGAAGATAACAAGTTGTTAATTTCAAAAGTTTCTTTAATAGATTTAACTAAATTGAATTTTTCTCTTTTCAATTTTGAGTAATTTATTTTTGTATGTGCCTCTAATATAGCATCAATAAATTTTTCAGCCTTAGTTTCTGAATTATATTTTTCATTAATTAATAGATTAAACAATCGAAGTTCTTTAGCAAGTTCAGTTTTTCCACTAAAAAATTCTTTTACAATTTCTTTAGCTTTTTCTTCACCGCCATTCAATACTTCGAGGGTAATCTGACGGGTTAGTATTTCGAAAAGAAAACCCGTATTCTTAAATTTTGAATGTCTTATTTTTTTCATTTTTACAATTTCCAATTACAAATATATAAAATTACTCTATTATAAATATAAATTTATAAAAGATAAGGTAATTTTAGTCGTTATCGAGGATATTAGTTTCATCTAACATATCCTTCATTTCGTGTAAATACTTACGTTTTGATGCAATACCATTGATTACTTTCAATGCTTTATCTTCCGAAGTCCGAGAACGTTTCTTTGTTCTCTCTTTATCACCTAAAGGGTCTCTACCTTGTGGATGTTTATCTTTTTTATAAGTTCCACCTTCTCTTGGTCTACCACCCTTATCTTTAATTTCTTGTTTAATATTTTCGATTTGTTCTTCGATATCATCTGGTTCTTCATCTTCAGTTGCAGGGTCATTACCCTCATCTTCAATAGAACGAAATCTGAATCTATCTTTTAAATCATCTAACATCATTACTCGTTGTTCATCTTGTTCACCACCACTTAGTTTGAATATATTATCATATACCCAATCTTTAGATAACATATTTAATCCTTGAATATCTTGTGCTAATCTAATTTTTTCACTCCACAAGTTTACTTTCTCTTGTTCGTAAATTGTAGATGGATTAACTAATTGTAATTCAAAATTAGTCATTTCTGAATCTTGAACACCTTGTGCATATAAATGTACAATAGCAATTTTAGATAATTCTGAAATTACTGTTCTTTGTATTCTTTCAATTGTTCTTGCAAATCTAACATCTTCTGCTGCTAATGTTGCTTTACCATTTACATTTTCTTCATATCCCAAATATGCTCTTGGAATTTTAAGAGCAGCAAACATTTTATTCTTTAAATAATCGATATCATCAATTGATGAATATTCTAATCCAGCAAGATTATCTATTTGTGTACCACTATCTCCACCACGAACTGGAAGATAAAAATCTTCTGTTAGGTTTTGCATATTGTACTTTAAGTTGTAATCACCAGTATTTCTATCAACAAAAGGAACTTTCTTCATCTTGTTAATAATTCTCTGCATATAGTTATCCACTTCTGTTGGTGGGATATTACCAATATCAATTTTGAAAACTCTTTTTTCAGGTGCTCTCATGATTCTATGGATTAACATAGCATCTTCCATTAGAGATAATTGTTTCCACAATCTTCTTCCATTCTCAATCATAGATTTACCATATGGTAACCAGTTAGTATCTGCTAACAACCTAAAATGAGCAATTTCAAAGTTTTCATATTCTTCTTTTCCATTTGGGTCCTCAGTAATTTTAAACTTTACTGAATTTGGATTTGCTGGGTCTGTTCTTTCTAATCTTTCTGTATTATAAACTGAATGAGGTGTTACATTAACAATACCTTTACCTTCAGCGATTTCTAAACCTAAGAAGAAATCTCCATACTTACACATATTTCTTACCCAAGGCCATAGATTAAACTCTACGTTCATTACATCGTAAAATAGATTATTAAGTATATCTTGTACTTTTTGATTATCAGAGTGAACCATTAAGATATCACCAAATTCATTCTTTAGTGTTGATTCATCTGCATATATATCAAGTGCTGAAGCAAGGATAGGGTCATTATCCATTGCATCAAAATCTCTGAATACCTCTCTACGAACTTGTTGGTACGCCATTGATTGTGCACCACCCGATTGCTCGAAGAAAGATTTCTGCAATTTAGTGTATCTATCTCTTAGAGAAGATAAGTTTGTTTGTTGGCGTTCATCACCATCAAATACATTTCTTTTACCTTCTTTATCCACAGTAACAATTGCCTGTGAACGAAATAGTTTAGTTAATCTTCCAAAAAATGAAGTATCTGCCATGTTTTCCTAATTTATGTTATAACCTTTTATTAATTAATTTATTACCATTTTCTACAAGACCAGTATCTAGCTTTGTGTCTTGGTCCTGGTGAATCGCAATTGTGTCTAGCTCTAAATGATTTTCTTGCTTCTGGATTTGATTTACGAATTTTCATCGTTTTTCCTTTTGCAGAACTACCACCATGTCCGAAGTTTACTTTGACAACATTTCCTTGAGGGTTTTTAACATATACTTTGAATTTCTTGACATCACCTTGCATTGGTTTACCAAGTTTTACTGTTCTACCTTGATACTCAGCTTCATTAATATCAGCTTTGTATTCTTTCATAAACTCACAAAATTCTTTTATATCATGGTAGTTTTCTACCGTATATTCTTCTGTATGTATTTCTTCTTTAAGTAATTCTTGTAATGATATCATAATATTTTCTCCTAATATATAAATATAGAGTTATTTAATTAACCAAGTTAAATCTTCATTTGAATCTCCAACTCGCATATTCCAAGGGTTTTCTTCTAGTGAAGAGTTACCACCAAACCCCATTCCACCAACATCTAATGAATGTGCTCCAATACCACCCAATGCCTGTTTAGTTAAATCAATTCCTTCTTGTCTTAATCTCAAAGCAGTATCTCTAACCCACAATGATATTGCAAGGGACATAGTTAAGTCATCATTATAACCTCTCATTGCTTCTGCTCGGTTACCATTCCATATAAATGTAAATAATTCATCTATTGTTCTCTGTGAACGAATGGTAATATCTTTTTCTCTAATATATTGTTCTAACTTTGAAATAATTAGAGGTCTTGTTTTAGAGGTAGTAGAAAAACCTGCTGTCATACTTCGTTCTTCTCTGTTGTATTTATTGTTTAATTGATTCTCTACATCTACATACTTTAAATCTTTACTCATGTAGAAAAGATTACCATATCCTCTATCAATTACTTGTTGTATTACTGCCCAACCAATGTTTGCGTTCTCAATAACGAGTAATGCATTATTATAATCAGTTGAAAGGGAAACTAAGAAGTTTCCAAAATCTTTTGTATCTAATTTACCTTTATACTCTGCAACTTGAGCAGATTCTTCTATATCAATAACATGACATGCCGAGAAATCGGCAGAATCTCCACGAGCAACATCCGCTACAACCATATAAGATTTCTGATAGTTTGGATATTCCCATTTCCAAAGATTTCCATCGAATCCAGTCTTTTCAACCGGTTCTTGTATGTATGATTCTTTGTAAAACATTAGAAGTTGTGGGTCTATTACTGTATCACCAGAACTTACAAAATCACAATCACATTCTTGTGCTGCTCCCTTTGGTCCTAATAGTACCTCTTGTTCATCTCTCCAAGTTTGGTCTCTTTCTGGATGTACACTCCAATGTAATCTAATGGTATTGAATGTATTTGTTTCTTCTTCTGCACCTACCCATGTTTTGTGAAAGAAGTTTCCCACACCATTTGGTGTTGAAAGTATAATTGCATTACCACCCGTTGATAAAGTAGATTGTGCCGATACCCATATATCTTCAATCTTATCAATAAATGCTGCCTCATCAAATACTAGTAAGGATAGTGCTTCAGAACGACCAGCATCTCCTGCTGCAGAAGTTGCTTTTATCTGAGAACCATTTGAGTATCTAAGAGATAGTTTGTTATCCTCTACCGTTGTTTGTTTTAACCAAGATGGTAAGTACTGATTCATTACACGAACCTTCGTTACAAGGTTCTTGGCAACTTCTTGTTTAGTTGCAATTACTAATACATTAAAATCTTGATTGAATAACATTTTCCAAAGTGAAAATCCCGCAGTTAAGGTAGAGATACCTGTTTGTCGAGATTTAAGGATGATGTTATAACGATGTTCTGCGAATTGGTCTAAAGTTCTTTCTTGAAACTGATATAAGTGAAAAGGTATCTTACCACGAACAGGATGTTGAATCATACAATACTTTTTCATAAAGTAGATTGGGTCTCCAGCACATTTCTGATACTCAAGTTTTATAATTTGTTTTAAGCTTTGTTTAGCCATTTATTTTTTTCCTATTTTCCAATACATAGAACCACCAACGAATGGTTTATATTGACCAAGTTGGTTTGACATTCCAATATTTAGACCATAGATGTTCATCTTTTTAGTTTTTACCAAAAGATTACCAGTAAAGTTACCTAATCCATTTGTTTGGTCCATACCTAATCCAAATCCATAGTAGAATTCTAATTTAGGTAGTTCTTTTACGATAGTTGTATTGTAAACTGTTGGAATTTTGAAGA